ATGAGCATTATCCCCAATTCCATTATCGAAATTAAACCACATCTCAATGCTGGCAAGGTATTGAGTGAGGTTGAATCCATAAAATTAGTTTCACCTACTACTTTTTTTTCAATACCTTTAGCTATAGAAAAAGTTTCAGCTGGTTTTCCCTCTCCTGCTCAAGATTATGTTGATCGAACTCTCGACATGAATGAGCACCTAATTAAAAATGAAGAAGCAACATTTATTGTTAGAGTGGCATCACTTTCGATGCTTAACGCTGGCATTGATATTGATGATGAGTTGATTGTTGATCGTAGTCTTGATGCTAAACACAACGATATTGTTGTTGCACTTATAGATAATGATTTTACTGTTAAACGCTTAATGATTGATGAAAATGAGCGTTGGTTAAAAGCTGAAAACCCAGATTATGATGATATTCATCTTCATGACGGGCAAGAACTAATAATTTGGGGCGTGGTTACCTATATTCTAAAAAATGCAAGAAAAAAATCATGAGGCACAAAGATAAAGTCTTTTTTCTCATAGATGTAAATAACATGTATGTCTCATGTGAAAGAGTCTTTAATCCAAGCTTAAACAATAAGCCGGTCATCGTTTTATCAAATAATGACGGCTGCGCCGTTGCGCGCAGTAATGAAGCAAAAATCTTAAATATAAAAATGGGTGTGCCATTATTCCAAATCAGAGAAATCGTACAAAAGCACAATGTAATTGTTCTCTCTAGTAATTATGAACTTTACGCTGAAATGTCGCGCAGATTTCATAAAATTCTTGCATCGTATGTAACTGACGAAGATGTTGAGAAATATTCAATAGATGAGTGTTTTGTTGATTTTTCAGCTTATGAAAAAAATTTTGACCTAGAAAAGGTCGCTCAAGATATGCGCTTAAAAATATGGAAATGGCTTGGATTACCTGTGTGCGTTGGAATCGGTAGAAGCAAAACAGAATCGAAGATTGCTAACCATATAGCTAAGAAAAATCAATCGTTTAATGGCGTTTGCGATTTGGTAAACATGGACCCTTGCAATAAAGAATATTACTTCGCGCAGATTGATGTTTCTGAGGTTTGGGGTGTTGGCCGTAAGCACGCTAAAAAGCTTCAATCAATGGGAATTAACACTGTATTTGATCTCGCATGTAGTGAACCCAGGGAGATGCAAAGAAGATTTTCTATTGTGATGGCTCGTACAATTAATGAGCTGCAAGGCATCTCTTGCCTTGAAATTGAAGACACCCCACCCTCTAAAAAGCAAATTATTAAGTCATGTTCTTTTGGTGCAAAAGTTACAGAACTCATTGACCTTCAAGAAGCGATAGCGATGCATGCTCAAGAAGCTTGTAAGAGATTGAGAGATGATGAGTCATTATGCGGGTGTCTTATTGTTTTTGTTCAATCTAGTCCTTTTGATGAAAATGTACCTTTCTATAGCAAGTCAATAACCGGCTCATTTTCACAGCCAACAGATTGTGCGTTAGATTTCGTAAAAGCCGCTACAAAAATGGTATCTCACATTTATAAAGAAGATATTAAGTATAAAAAATGTGGTGTCATATTAACTGGGCTAGAACCCAAGGCTGGCCATACATATGACTTGCTCACAGATTTTGATGCAATAGAAAAGAAAGAACAGTTGATGAAAACACTAGATAGCGTGCACACTAAATTCGGAAAGAAAAAACTCGGTATAAGTTCGTGTTATGTACCAGGTCGCAACTGGTCAATGTCACGAGACAAATTAACTAGGAATCCATTTAAATGGGATGAACTACCACTCATAACTAAATGAGCAATTTTTTGCTCACTTTCGTCGGATTTTAAAATTTTTGAGCAAATTTCTGCTCGTTTCACTATCAAAAACTTAAAAGAATTTTCCATTTATTCGACTAGATTAATATTTATGATTATCTAAAATAAGCTAATCTCAGAAGTACTCAAAGTTATGAATTCAAAAATTAAAGTTTTATTAATAGATACCATTGGTTGGATTACTTCGATTTGTATCATATTTTTCTTTTTCACTCTTTGGCTATATTCCTATAATCAAATTGATAACCCATTAAAAGAAGCTTGGTCTCTAACAGTAAGTATACTTTCAGCTTTAGCTACTATTGGGGCAGCAATAATTGCAGCTAATTTATTTAATGATTGGAGAGAATCTCAAACTGGCATAAATAGATCTGAACTTGCTAAAAATACACAAACATCTTTATATAAACTTGTAAGTTACCTTGATTATTATCATCAGTATGTAATGACACAAAAACATATATTTATCGCAAAAAGCTTCCCTGAAATTAGTCAGAATTTCATCAATCAGGCAGAAAAAATAGCTAACGAATGTGAAGAAAGAAGAAGTATTTTTCGCAATGAATGCGAAGAGCTCTATAAACAATTTCTAATCGATTTAAAGATTTATGAAAAGACTTTTGACACTGATCTTAATCTAGATTTATCTCGAATCCGATATTACAGAGGATCTATTGGAGGAATGCTAAGAGACTTATCACAATCAAAATCAGTTTTTGAATTAAATAGAATGACAAATCATATGAAGACTTCTAAAAAATTATTTAATAAAGAAATACTTGATATCGTAAATTCTGAAATGTCTCAATATATTAATTTAAAAGTAAAATAGTATTTTTATAAATACTGAGCTTTAAAAATCCTCAATTGAGGATTTTTTTATATTACTTTCACTCAAATACATAGATTCACATTACTCTTGATCGTATGAGCTGAGCATCCAGATAAATAAAACTATACAGCACTGTCTATCCCTCTTTGTTAACATTGCTCTGCTTCATGAAAATAAGAAGGTATAGATTTGGCTACCCCATACATAACTATAGGCTGTCCAACTACAGGAGGCGGTCAAGTAATCTCAGGGAACAGTTTGTTTCTAATTGATGGCATTGCCGTTGCTTGTGTCGGTGATAAAGCAACCTGCCCAACACATAAAATTGTCGCAACAATTGTATCTGGCGATCCGAATATGCAAATTTTCGGTAAAGCTGCTGCTCGTGTTAATGACTCTCTTTCATGTGGTTGTAAACTTCTACCAAAACAAAATTTGGTCGTTCAAGACAACGGCGGTGGAGCCGCATCTTCTGCTGCTAAATCATCACCAGCCCCTATGTCTCAAAAACAACCAGCAACAGACACCTTTGTAAAAGATGAGTACGAGAATTACTACATAGAGAATACTAAAACCACAATGGTTCCTTTTAAACCTTGGCTATATCCATACGATCAAGATAAAGCAACATTATTCGGTTTAGCTATGCAAGCTATGTCCGGTGCTTGTACATTTGAAGTCTCATATAAATTTGAAAAACAAAATCTATTCGTGACTGCAACTTTACTACCTCCTGCTTTAAAAGGGGATGCAACAATTTACCCTCAAGCAGCATTGCGTCTGTTTAAAGACAAAAAGCAGATAGGTGATGTTGTGAGATTGAAAGTGGAAAAGGGATATTGGAATACGGAAAATGATAGGCAACCTGTCGGTAGTTGCGAAATTAAACTACCTCCCCCAGACTTATCAGTAATCACAGTTCAATTGACAATGAAATATGATGCCAAGTTTGATGGTGGAACAGTTGTTACAAATCCACCTCATGTAGTGCATGAATTTACAATTACATCAGCAGCAAGACGGAAGAAATGAGAAAGACACTTACCTTAATTATTCTTGGCACAGCACTTCTGGGTGGGTGTAGTAAAGCTTCTGAAAGCACAAATCAGTCGGCGGCAAAAACTGAAACTCCAGCGCCTAAAAAACTATCTGCTAGAGATCAGCAGATTTTGGAAAAACATAATGAGTATGTGCAGAAGTATTCTCTTGAGAGCCCAGACGTTCTAAAAAAACGAATGCAAGAGTTACTGCCTGAAATCAACACAATGGAAGATCAGGGCAAGCGAGAAATGCTTCAAATGAATGTGTACTTAGCTGCACAGATGTATGATGAAGCATTGGCTTTAAATGAGAAACAAATTGCAAGAAAGCCTGAAAATCCTGCTTTGTATCTAGCTAAATGCCAAATCTTTACTATGCAACAAAAAGACAAGCAAACAATTAATCAATGCTTTGATACAGCAGCAACTGTTCTGAAAACAGCACTAGATAAACCAGAAAACAAGACAGATCCTGACTATAAACAAGGCGAGTTTTCATACTTACTTGCTAAGTACAAAGCTGGTCATCTGGAATACAAAGAGAAAATGCAAAAGTTCATCGCGGATACGCAAGATGAAAAACTGAAGAACACATTCAAAACAATTTATGATGCAGAAGTTCAAAACTAAATTCAAAAAAGCCCTGAATGATCAGGGCTTTTTTTAAATCGCTTTAACGCAAATTGTGACATTTACATTGCTATTAATTGTATGTGCCGTACAACCACATAAAAGAAAGCTCAGTAATAGTAACTTCATTAGGCTTCAGAAACCCTAGTTGCTGTTACGCCCTTTAATTGCGGTAAAGAATAACGCTTACTTGCGGGTTGAGGTGTACGTCCATACCAACGGAACTCTTGGAAATCTGAATCACTATATAGCGCGTAACACACTTTATTGGATTGGTTGCCACCAAGGCAAACAAGTTTTCCAGTAGACTTATCACGACCTACAACAAAGCAAACATGGCCTCCCCCCTTACGGGTTTTAATAGCTACACAACCGTAAGCTGGTTTAGCTAATTTGGTACCATAATTTACATAATCCAATGCACGGTACCAATGCTTAGGATAAGCAATTCCAGCTGATTTCAAGCAATGAGCAACGAAAGTACCGCACCACGCTGTTTCATCATCCGCCCACCAAGCTTTAAGCTCCTTTAACCATTTCAAAATAGTTGGATTGTGCTGTTTACCTGGTATTTCTTGAAGACCAATGTGCTTTTTTGCTTCAGCCATCCAAGCTAATTCGTCAAACTTTGTCGTTGTAGGAATATTCATTAAAGTGTTGATTCCTACTAACTGGCCTGTTAATTGCGGGCCGTTGAGTCGTGGTTGAGAAATTTTCTTACCAATCCATGACAGAACAAGCATTAAAGTACCAGTAACAAATGCATGATATTTTTCAGGAATAACTTCATAATCAACACCCCATTGTAGTGCTGGCAATAAAATTAGCATGATGAATGCACCTACGGCGGGTAACTTAACAGATAGATACTGCCAAGCATTATTTTCAATTAACTTCATTCATCCTTCCTCTCTCGTTCAGTATCTTGCTCTAAAGCTTTAATACGTAGCTTGCTTTCTTTTTCACGCAATTCGCTCTCTCTACGTTCACGGCGATCACGTCTAAACTGAAAAATAAAGCTTATGAATAGGCCCGCTACAGCTACAATTGCACCCGAATAGCTCAACCAATTAAAAGATGCTAAAGATGCTAAAGCACTTGTTACACCACTAAGAATTGTTGTTTTATTTGCAAAACTAGTGATTGTTATTTCAAGTGTCTGATGATCAGACATGACCTATTCCCCACGTTTCATTTGTGGTTATTTTTGCAAGTGTTGTTGTACTAATTGGTGTATGGTTCCAAATACAATGCGCGAAAAAAAAGCCCGAATTACTCAGACTTTTCTATATGAAAACTATCGGCCTCTACTTGCTAGGGCATTTAATCCTTTAATGACTTCTTGACCTAATTTTAAGAATACGTTGTGACGTTCAATTTCGTTTTCTAAATACTTCTTGCGGTTTTCCCATGCAGATGAATTGAAGTAAGTACTTTCAAAACTCAAAGGCATTTTTAATGCATCCGATAAAGGCATTGGGCAGTTTTCAGAAATACTACTTGCTGTATCAAGCAAAAGATCGGTCCAACTCTTTGATGATTCCTGTAAAGACGGAAGCGGTGCGAAATCGTGCAGGCGCGTCATCTGCACCTCTTTCCACTAAAATACCGTAGTTATCAACGCTTAACCGTAAATGAGTAAATAACTCATTGTTTAAATTATTAAAGTCTTGATAGCACAAATCAAAATCACTAGCTGGCATTTTCTTAATGAAATCTAGCCGCTGCTTAAATTGTTCTTCAAATAATTGAGGATTTGTTCTATCCGGCAATAAAGCTAAGTGCTCATGATTAGAATAACTCAACTGAAAAGCCATCATGCAGGCAATCCATTCAGCGACATTCTTACAATTTGCCTCTAAGAACTCCACTTCCATTCCAATAAGCTGTCTAACTGTAATTCCATTTTGAGTAATTTCAGTTTTCCAATTATTTTCTGATTGAAGGAAAACTTTAGACCAGTCTGTGTTCACCTCCAACATAGTATTACTTTGTTTTTCAAGATATTTAAGCAGCAATAAATACCGTTCCTGAACTGATAAAAGTAAAGGATCAACATTGTCTAATGCTGATTTCAGAAAAGCTGAAAGTCTTTTTTCATTAAAATTTGGAGCAATGATAGATATTTTGAGACATTGCTCAAAACTAAGCTCTTGCATTTGGTAGGTATTTTCACCAACGTACACAGGGTCAAAAGTAATCATTAGTTGCCTCCATATAATGAGTAAATATCCTTTGAGTCCCATGCAGTTCGACTCATTAAACTAATATTGACAGCTAAACTTAACCGGTTACCTTTTTCATCAATTGGCGCGACTATTGGTGCTGAAACACTTTCAAGAATAAAGGGTTTATAAGTTTTGCCATGAGTAGTGAGAGATACGAAAGGTGGGATAACCCCTGAAAACAAGCCTTCTAAGGTTGTATTTGAATCATTAATGACATTTTGCAGCGTAGAATCAGACGATAATGATACTGGTACGCTCCAAGCCTCTAATTGCATGATCTTGTCTTCAACTTCTGTTTTCGCATCACTAAAAGCCAAGAAAAAAATTGATAAATTAAGTCGTACTGAAGAAGTAGATAAAAATACTTGTGTTGTATTCACTTTAGTTAGATTTGTACGTCCTTCTACACTCTGCATAGCATCTTGGACCCCAAGTTTAGATAAAACTTGCAATATAGGATTGCTTTTCATTTGTTCGGCAGTTTGAGATAACTGCCCCGATTGTAGCCCTGCCATCAACATCGGCATTTTTAATTCTGGATTGCTATTCTCAAATGGGGTCTGCCATTGACTCTCTATACTCTTATCACCATCAGTTAAGAGTGCTCGAATTACTGGTGAAGAAGCAATAGAATTACCTTCTTTATCACAAAGTGAAAACTCTGCATATTTATGTTTTGAGATAGAACGATATAAGGGATCAGCTTCTGTCTCTGGTAATTTTGTTTTTGCTGTGTTTATAGCTGGTGCATATGCTAAAGCTTTGGACATAATAATGGCCCTATTCATTGAATAAGGCCATTATTTACAATGAGGAAAGTTTAAAAATTAGTAAGTTCCAACTCCACAAGAAAAATATTTTAGTTTTCGATATCTTTATCATCACGTTCAAGCCAAAAGACATCTTCAAACTTCTCGCATACACCAGCTTTTTTGAGTTCAGTGTAGATTAAAAAAGCCGTTTCAATTGTGATATTTTTTCCTTTTTCTGCGTTAAGTAATGCGCCACTTACAACTTTGCCATTACTAATGAAACCGCATCTTTTCGATAGCTCATAGACGGTCATACCAGCCTGTTCTCGTAGGTTAGTAATTTTGTTATTCACAACCATTTTGGATACCTCTTATTTAGTAAGAGAAACTATATCATAAAAAAGTTGCAATACTTTTATTTATTAATAATTTTAAGTCTTGCAATATTTAAAATTATTAAATAAGATGACTCCATCAAGGCAAAAAGCCCTGAAAAAGAAAACCCCTTGCAGACGTCGAAATCAGGCAAGGGGCTTGTGTCTAAACCAAAGGAGATTAAGACATGACTACTTTAACTCAAATCACCGTACCTTTCCACAATGCTGAGTTGTACTTGGTGGAACATGATGGTCAGCCATATACACCCATGAAGCCTATTGTTGAGGGTATGGGTATGGATTGGGCATCACAATTTGTTAAGTTAAAACAACGCTTTGCTTCAACCATTGTGGAAATCACAATAGTTGCAAATGACGGTAAAGAGCGCTTAATGACTTGTTTACCAGTAAGAAAGCTTTTTGGTTGGCTTATGACAATAAGCCCAAACAAGGTCAAACCTGAGATTCGTGACACTGTCATCATGTATCAACAAGAATGTGATGATGTGCTTTGGGATTACTGGACAAAAGGACAGGCAATAAACAAACGTCTTACGATTACTCCTGAGCAGCAGCATGCACTACATGAGATAGTTGACCGCCGTGCTGGTAAAAACCGCAGCCAACGTGCATCTATGTGGGTACGACATAACAGACATTTTGGCATAGCTAAGTACAGCCAACTTTTATCAATACATTTTGAAGAGGCGAAACAGTACTTAGAGTCCATTAATGTAGTTGAAAAAACTGAATCAGACCCACTTGAGCGTCTTGAAAATCTTTTGGAACGAGTTTCGTCCCGTTACCCAGCACTAGAGAATCCATTAGCATATGAAATTGCTCAGCAAGTTGGAGAAAAGCTAAAATATCAATCTTCAACCGGGCTAAAGAACTTTTGGATTTCTGTTCAGGAAAATGGTGCTGTAGCTGTGCATCAATGTACTTCACATCATACACCAGTTAATGTCGTTCAATTAAGAGAACGATTTAATCAACTGTGGGATTTCTTACATAAAGATGAGGTGCTTGAATTAGGTAAGGTTTTAAAACGTTTCCCTTATGAACCCGTTAAAGGATAAGGGCATATTATTATTTTAAGATGTTCCACCAGAACTCCCCAAATTAAGAAAACCAGCTAGATAGCTGGCTTTCATTTGTTAAGCACCTTACGAACAGTTAAACGATTTCCCTTGATTTATCGATTACTTTTTTAATTCATGTCTTTTTAACTAAAGCTTTAGCTATTAGATCTATATTTTTGGTCCAATATCTTAAACTTTAGATACTGACTTGGCCTGTAGCCATATTTCCACATTTTATACCATTGGTAAAATTCACTTTTTTTACTAATATTAAAACTACAGTTAATATGATATTCACTATATTGCTCAAAATTGAAATTATTTAAAATAGCACCTATGATTAATGCACCATTAGATATATAAGTATGCTGACCACATATTTCTCCATAGTAATCCTCACACATATGTTTTAACCCATAAGAACCTAACATATTATTATTTATATTCTTATTTTTTCCAAAATATGACATAAACTGCTGAGCATATTCTATTTGTTTTAACCAGTCTGTACTTAAAATTCGGCCTTCAATAAAATGCTGTTCATACTCTATTTTAGACATTCTATATTGACGTTGATAATAACGATCTGAAAATATTAATGGAGAATAGAATCCACCATAACCCAATAATGGGTTTTTTTTCAAAATATCTTCTACTTTCAAATGTAGAATTGAGATATCTTCATTAGTAAACTTAGCAACTGCTTTATGCCATGGGAGTTGACATTCTTTTTTAGATATTAAATCCAGCTCACATGAAAGTTGCGTACCATTTAGTTTTTTTGCTTCTTTAGCTAAAGCTCTAGCACGTTGACTGGTCAATCCTGAAGGAAATACGAAGTTCTTATCAGACATGATTATACGATCCATCTGTGTAGATAAAAATTAGACCACTCCAAAAATCTAGATCTACACTAATGTTGTAAATCATATATACGTACACATCATTACTTAAGGAATGTTCGCTCCGTAATACGGTTGGAGTGACAAGCTTAGTGTGGAAGCATGGATTTATTATGACTATTTTTTTTAAAAAGAAAAGTTTTTTTATTAAAAAAGGAAACCCTCCTAATGGAGGGCCTATCTTATTCTAAAATTCGTATATTTGGTTTTTTCTTAACTATATTTAATGAATAGAGTGAATCAATGTCTTCTTTTGGTGTTTGCAATAAATTAGATAACTCATCAATTGAGTAACCTAAGTCTTCTCTATAGTATTCAAAAATTTGATCTATAGTTACAGCCTTTTCTTTAGGAAAATCCAACTCTACAGGTTCCTTAGTCCTATAACCATTCTTAGTCATTTGTATCCATAGATACTTTTTCTGGGATGGTGTTAATAAGCCTTCTCGTTCTGCTGTTTTAAGAAGAGCATTCATAGAAACTTTCCAAACCAACTTTAAGGTAGCGAGCTTTTCTAAAGTAATTTTCCCAGTAAGATATGGTCTAATATCTTTTGAAGGCATCAAAAGAGCACTTGCAAAACGGTTAGCCTCATCCTCCATATTTTCTGAAGGGAGTTTATGCATAATTGCATGACCTAACTCATGCGCCAGTGTGAAACGTTGTCTATCTGAGGGCATATTTTTATCAATAAAAATACAAGGGTTTAAACCAGGTACTTTTATTGTTACACCAGACACACCTTCTTGAGAGAAATCGCAATGAAATACGAGACACCCTGCCCTCTCAACATAATCGGTTAAATTCTTTAATGGGCCATTAGGAATTAACCAAGTTCTTCTGAGCAATTCAGCAACTTTTTCAGGAGTTTCATATATATCTAAACTTAAAAAAGGAAGTGGTAAATCCTCCTCAAACTCAATAGCTTTAACTAACTTCATAGAGTTAAATAATCGAATATTAAGTTCAGCTTCAAGTTGTTCAATAGCCCTTTTACCGATTGAAGAGTTCTTCCTGTACATGGGATGAACACTTAACGGTAAACCAAATGGCTTATAGGTCTCATAAAATATTGAAACGGGAAAGTTTAAAACTTTGGCAAGATTTGAAACCATTTCCTCATTAGGCTCTAACAATCCTGCTTCAATTTTTGACAGAGTTCCCTGAGACAAAGAAGCCATTTTAGCAAGAGCTGTTTGTCCAAACCCTCTAAACTGCCTTACTATCCTTAATAACTCAGGATTAAAGGTCAAATTACTCACGATTCACCTTCTGCTTTTTTAAATCCACCGCCAGTGGATTTCCCTTTGAAACGACGTTTTGTTTGATTATCCTTAACAGTATCAAAGTCACTTGTATCTTTGCTTTCGTCAAATTCAACGAATGATGTTTGGCTATCAATTAAACTTACATTCCAAGCAACGGAATTTTTATCTCTAGCAATCATTTTGATATTATCGATTTGAGTAGCAGACTTATTTAAAGTATAGATAACTTCAATACGTGGAATATTACTAGCTATATCAGCTTCAGCTAATAAATTATAATTGAGTTCAGGATCATGAAAGCTTTTAGCCGAATCTGTTTGAACGTTTTTACTTCTTCCAGTCCTATCTGCCAATTTAAAACGAAAAACAACTTGCTGTTGAATTACAAAAAGTACCGTAACACCTTTATCTATAATAAAAACGTCACTACGTCCAATAAATTTTTCTTTGAGTAAATTAATTACAGTTTCCCAAACGAATGTGGCACGTCCGCGTGAACTCCATTTTCCAAAAAAAGGACTTTGCAGCCACAATGACCACGCCTCCTTAATAGCCTGAATAATAGAATTAGAATATGGTTGGATTAAACTTTTAACATGTAATTCTTCAGCTATAGCCATAAAGCGGCTCCAAAATATTTTACTTAACTTTATACACTATTTTTTTACTTTTCTATAGTTTTTTATTCCTAAATTATTCCCAAAAAACATATTAGAACATTTATTAGTCAACAATAGATTAATTAAATGTTCTAATACCAATGTTAAAAATTAAAACTTATATTTTTTAATGTTTATAATCAATGATTTAATAACAAAAAGAGGATCCTTAGATACATAATCTATTAATTTTAAATAATTACATGCATTAGAGAATAATGAATCGTACATTTGCACACTAATGAAATCATCACCAAGCACTTGTTGTGCATATTGGATAGCATCTTTTACACTTACTGGTTCAGGTTCACCAAACAAGCCTACATTACTACTATCTAAAGCTTGTTTCTCTGCAAATTCAGCTAAAGCTTTAAATAACATACTCATTTTTTTTGAACTGCGGCTATTCTTGGCGAGAAATACGGCGAGCTCAGCAACACCTTCTCCTAGATCCTCAAAAAGCCCTTGCTGCTTTACAAACTCAACAATATCTTGATCATTTTGCTTTGCAGATAAAATTGTATTTGCTGCATCAATAATTGCATTAGCAACACGTTGATCAATGGCTTGCTCCATTCCATCAACGATTTGATCTGATATATCTTGAACATTTCCACGACTTATGGCTTGCGCTTCAATAAATTTAGGGGCAGCAACACCAAGCGCATTAAGCATATTTTGAAGATCTGGTTTTGTATGATCAGCCATCATTTCTAGCAAACGATCATCATTGTACGCTTTACTAAAAATTGCGGCCTTGATTCTGTTTATCAGTGCTTGTGTTGGTTTTTTATCTTTCGTTGTGTACTGGGCAGCTTCTGTATCACCTAATTTACTTAAAAAACCTTGAATAAACTTTTGATTACTTACTGCTAATAAATCGCCATCTTCACTCGGATTAAAAAGTGCCAGTAAATTCTCATCTAAACGTTTAGCATCAGCTTTAGCACGTTCAGTTGCTGTAAAAGACAACTTATCATCTTGGTTAGCATCTATTGCAAATTGAGCTCTATCAATCTCGGTTGTACGAATACGTATCAAAATCGGTTGAGCTATTGCTTGGACCTGCTCACTACTAAAGCCAAAGTAATCGGCTTCATCAATCAACCATTGTTTATACTCATCTGCGGTACCGCGCTCATAGGCAAGCTTGATAGCCATTGTTCGACCATTTCCTGATTCTACAACTAAATCATCACCAGTTATCGGTGCTCCCGTGTCTGCCCGACCTGAGCGGCCTAGGCTTTCGGGGTCTAAATCATTAGCAGTTTTCTGTACCCATGCTTGTGAGGATTCACGACTACGATCTCGTGGCTGCAATTCTTGCGGATAATTAGGGTTTTCCGCACCAGTTGCTGTATGAGATGCAATTACTTGATCAATATCAACTAAAGCGAATACAGTAGAAATCTTTTGTCCTTTGGCTGTTTTCACATTATTAGTTCTACCCTTCAAAAGCCCAGTAAAGGGCTGTTTAGGTTTAAAGAAACTAATCATTTGATCAATTACAACTAATGGATTCTTAGCAATATCTTGAGTAGAAATTAGATTTAAAGTTGTCATTAGATATTCTCCGCTTCCATTTTTTGCACTTGATTCAAGAGTTCTGTCACCGCTGGAATAAGAAGTGGATCATTTAAGTCTTTTTCTGCTTCATCTCGAATTTGCTCTAATAACTCAAGATTAACTTTAACCTGCCCTTCAATTACTGAACGGTAAAGTTGATTACCTTCATCATTTGTCGTACTAGGCTGAAGATCTTCAACTTCTGTCGGAGCATTTAGTTCTTTAGATTCATCATTATCTGAATTTTGGGCTGGCTCTTTATTACTGAGGCGATCCGCTAAATGTTCATCTGCCCATGCTCTTGAATATTCATAAAATGCTGTTAAATATTCTGGTGAACCTTCGGCCCCATTCCAGTTTTTTAAGAATTCACCACGGCGATCTGAAACCCAAGCCATAAAGTCTATGTTGTTAGAATCTTCAGGATTTTCCAAAGTGTCTAACCATGCTTGCATCATTTTGTTTTCAGCTATACCAGCTGCACGTGCAGCTAAAACTTCTTCATCTCTTTTTTGTTTAGCTTCATTTTCGGCATCAATAAGTTTTTTTGCTTCTAATTCTGCTTGCTGTTGAGCCAAAGCCTGGTCATCTAGTTCAGAAATCCATTCACGTGCCCAAACTACCGCATCAGAGTCCCCCTCTAGAGCCTTATTGATACGTTCAAAGAATGCTTGGTAACGTAAACCATCTTCACCTGCCCATTCAGGATCAGCATTTAAACGCTTTAAGTCGGCTTTTAAACGTTCGGCTTCTTCATCAGAAATACTATCTGGTAACTCATTATCGAGACTATTCTCTTTAATGATTACTTCATTTTCTTCAGATTGCTTGGTTAACAATGTATTTTGCAACTGATCCAATTCATTTAATAAATTGGAAATTTCTGCACTTAAAGAATTTAATTGACTTTGTTTTTGCTCGAGACGTAGTTCAGCATCTGCTAAAGCCTTGGCCTTTTCTGCTTTTTTAGATTGTAACCGCTTAAAACGATTACTATTTTGGTTAATCAACTTCATAATTCGACCAGCGAGAACTGGAATTGATATTCCTTCTCCCTGATTAGGCTGAATTGCAGCCGTAATATCCCGATTGTTCATTAAAATCTTCCATGAAATTAATGAATCTGCTGGACTAATTTTTTTTGATAATCGATCTGGCTTATGAAAAAGGATTGTGAAGTTTTGGCCGTCATCAAAATCATAAGTAAGAGCAATTTGAAGGACTTTTTTATGCTTAAAGGGCTTACTTTCCGTAACGTTAACGATTTTGACGCCAGTTTTTGAAAACTGATCCATAGAGTGATGCAAAATTGCAGACAGCTGCTCTAAATGCTGGTAATCAACGATAATAGAGTCGTAAAGCGCTTCTTCTACGCCTAGACTAGATAAAAGTGTAGGTAACCCATCAAATTTACTCAATAATTGGCTGTGATCATCATTTCGTTGCATATCTAATAACAACTTAGAAGTATCACCCTCATGAGAAATTAAATTGATTCCATCCCATTCAGGTTTTTCAGCTGCTACAACATTTTGTAATTGTTCTAGTTGCCATCTTTGAATCGGTTTTGAACCCGTCAAATTAAATTGTTGTGATGATAAATGGCGCTTAAGTCCAAATTGATTTGTTTCAATAACATCTGTAACACTAGCATCAAACATTCGGCCAAATTGCAGTATCGCTAAATCAGCTGCATGCTGGTCATCGATAGCGCCTAATACCGCAACAGAATCAAACGCATCTATCCCACCCTTTTTACCTTTTAAATTTACAACACGCCAGAAATCATTTTCCGTGTAATCTTCAGTGACTAAAGCATTAATTTGACGGTAATCACCCTTAATAAACCCAATTGAACAAGCACCACTATTCACCATGGAGTCAAAACCATGTACTAATCGGCTTTGATGTGGTGCGTGTGTTTGAAAGAAAATTGATTTAACACTCACGGAGTTATCCTCATTTTAATTTGAGGATATTTTCTCAAGTAGGTGAATCTATAAAGGCAATGAGTTCCATAGCTTATTTTAAGTTGGGAAACATTTTGATGAAATTTAAAGTAACAATGGCATGTGCTTTATTAGAGGCATCAAGGGGCAAATTGCCTGCTTGAAGTGAAACTAGATGCTCAATTTCAAATTGGTTTTGATTTCTTGCAGCTTTATCAAAAGCATATATTTTTAATCTCATTAAGTATTCAATTGGTGGCGGCTGAGTACCATCCTTATTAAACATTATTTCTTTTATAGCTTTAGCACTATTCGCAATAGCTGCTTCTTTAGTCTCAATAAATGAAATGCTCAACTCATTTGAAGCATTACCAGTTACATGGTTGAGTTGAAAATGCCCCACATGCACTGCATCGGTTTGGGCATCTAGTAGTGATACATCTACATTATTGGCTAACCAAGCAACTTTGTTTGAAGGATCAAAAATTGGAATATTTGCTTGAGAAATTTTACTGTTTGCACGGTACGGGCGAATTTCAATTCCAAAATGTGCAGCTGAAAGTGTTCCTAATGCGTAAAGTTCCTGATAATGGGAAACAGCTCGATCCACTGTTAGACCAGACCATAAGACAGGATTTTTAGCAAAACGATCTTTAAACGGATTTAAAACGTTTCCAAAACTGTTATTTATAGTTTTATTCTGTGTTTCGTATTCAAAAAAAGCCATTATTCTTCATCCTCTGGAAATTTACGGCTCTTAGCAATACTTTCAGCTAATGTTAATGCTTCCTCATATTTCATACCTGTATCGCGCTCAAGAATGTACGCCATAATATCTACATCTAAATTTGATTCTTTCAATGATGCGATTACTTGTGTTTTAAGTAATGTTGTATTCATTCTTGATTGAGCATTGTTGATTTCTTCCGTAGCTGCTGCAGTTTGGTTTGAATAATATTCAACTTGCCAAGGGTAATCTTCAGGCTCAAATTGTTCGTTATAAGCAAAACCCCAATCCAAGTGAAGAATTTGATTAATCCCTTCGGAAGCTGCTGTTCGAATGTCTTGTGACCTACGCATGATTTGTGCAGAAGTATGGAATGCTCCACCTTCTCCAATACCACCAGTTAACATGTCAGCCCACCCTACCATACTTGGGTCTAGACCTATACCGCCCATTAACAAACGGACATTAATCATGAACTGTTCAATATTAATAGGTGAGCTTCGTTGATTCTTGATATCACCCACTGGATTTAGAACTTGTTTTTCATCAAATACTGGAAGCATGTGAAAAGCAGTATTCCAGACTGCTTCACCACCTGATAAAGCATCACGGACATAAGCCTCATGATTTTTGAGTAAACCTTCTAAACCACGGATATAGGCTTGACGTTGTGCTGGCGGCATTCCTGACATATTTACTGTCAAGAACATCTGATTTACGGTATCTGCAATTTGCTGGCTATTCATTGATGCCAAAGCGAGGATTACATCATCATAAATATCTTCAATCTCATAAAGAAATGAGCCGCCTAAATGCGCTGGTAAGATTGGTAGCTCATCTGGATCATCACCCTCCAACATTTTCGTGACAAGACCAGTTTCAACAAGCTCATATTGAGCAATATTGCTCATACGGGGCATTTTGAAACGTACCATTTGAATAGTATTCAGTTTGGTAATAGTTTTTTGCCAATTACGAGGATCTAAACAAAAAAAGGCGACAGTCTTACTGCCTTGTTCGAACGGTTGTATTAATGGCGGATATGTATACTCATTGCATACGAGGTCAATTACACCTATATCTTTTTTCCCATAAATACGTGCATAGGAATCACCGAAAGAAATAGCATCTCGGGCAAGTTTGCTTAAATACTTATTGATAAGCTTTTCCATCTTTACACGGCGCTCATCTAGTTGTTTTTTTAGTTTTTCAGCTGCTGGTCCATTCGCCTTTTTTAACCGTTCTGCGGGCGTAATAAAGACTTGTTGGCCGCTATAAGAATCTCCGCCTAAGGCTGCAGAAACATGAATCCCCATACCCTCTGCGATAGGTGCAAAGCGTAACATTCTCTCCCATTTAGTAAGAATTTCTTTTCGAGTACGCTTCTTATTGGCTTTGGTTTGGTTAGTCCCAAGTGAAAACGGAGCCATAGTTTCATATAGCTGCGCTGTTGCATCCTGATTAGACGTATCGAATTGCTGATCATATGAATTAACATTTTCACCGAGTAACAACGATAAGAACCGAGAAGACATAACTAAGCCAAAATACCTAAATAATTAAGTATTTTGATGACTAATAATTTTTAACTTTTAGATGGGTTCCAAAGTTAATTGGAACCGTACAGATTCCATTAATTAACTGCATGCAATTCTATCTGAACAAATTTCTTATCTAATTAGAGGAAAAGCTCATGGCCGAAGTTAAAGTATTTAATGCTTTGGATATTGAATTAGCTCAAAAAACCCAAGACATCGTCAATGCTCAACGTTTTAACAACCGTCCTGCTTTCAAAACATTAAATCTAGGCTGGGATTTAGAGACTGGGTCGGTAGCAGTAAATTACACATTTGTAGAAGAACCACCAGTTAATGATCAGCCTGCTTAAACATGAAAGCCCCTAATAAGGGGCTTTTTAATAGCCAGTAATATCAACTATTAAATGACTATGAAATGGAGAATAGAGACTAGCTGAAGTATTCATACCATTAGCTAGTATCGTATATCCCCGAAGGATCTTACCTGAGAAAGTTGGATCACTATATGAGTTAGTCTTTATAGTACAGTATGAATGCATATAAGAACTCAAACCACCAGCTCCCCAATAATATTCATAATGAGCTGGACAAGCTAAAGCCAAGCCATAAGTCTTATTAGCATTATAATCAGGTATATCTGATAACCATGAGCTAAAATAATTTGCACTGCCTTTTAAATAAAAAGTTTCTGCTTTAACTACTTTTAAAGGATTGTGGGAGTTAGAAAATACAATCTCACCTTTACCATTCTTAATTAGTAATTTTGGCGAATGACCACTTTCTAATAAAGTAATTAATCCAAATACATAATAATTTGCTTTTGTAAAAGGAAAAGTATTCTTATATTTAAATCCTCCTTGGTCGTCTAAGGTGTCAAAAATTACAGTTATTTTCCAATTATTTGTGGAAGTTTCTTCATATCTGACCTGCATCACAGAAACGCCTGTAAATACCACAATTGGTCTTTGTAAAGATGTAACATTCAAAACATGACACTTAACGTAACCAGATACAGATAGTACTGCAGGAGGTAATGGGTCTGAAGAAGCGACTTCCCTAACAAACTTATTTATAAGGTGAAAGTTTCTATAGCTGTCGTCAATTATTGTCACTTTATTATCATTGAGAATTTTGATGTATTCAGCCATTAGCATTTACCTATATGAATACTAACCGTTTGCTGAAAAGCTATATTGTAATAAGCTCTACAATCATAAATTAATAAATAAGATGAAGTATCATCCATTTGATTAAGTATCTTATCGCCCAGCTTAGCCTCAATAGCCATAGCTTTAGTCAAAATGGCACATCCCATACCATTTGAATAAGACTCAACTACAGCACTATTGGCAGATAACACTTCACCAGAAGCTACATAAGCCCACCATCTTGGATGATTTTCAGCAGTATCTAGTTTTCGTACAATTGTGTCCATAGATGAACCTTTCGGGAGGACAACACTTAACGTTTCTGTATACATACTAAGATTAGATGTTAGATCAAGGACCACGTTGCCACCGAGGTCCCTTAATAAGAATGTAGCCATTTATAAACCAATATAAATTCTCTCAATATTGTTATCGTCATATAACTTTAAAGCGGTCCCTGAAATGACCATTCTTGCTTTTTGAGGCTGACTAGGATCTTTATAAGTAATTAAAGTCCCAAGTTCACCAGTTATGGCACTTAACTTGTCAACATTGAATAATTCAGCTGTAAGAGACTTGGCCTTAAAGTTTGCGGCTGTCAAATTCTTAATAAATACATCACTGTTCATCACAACTTGATTGTCTTGGATTATGAACGGCATATATTTAGTAGAAGAAGAACCAGTTGTGAAGAAAATTCTATCCGCTTGAAAACCTATAGAACTGAGCACAGTTCCATTCGTTTGCTCGCTGACCATAGACATTCCAGAGAACACACCATTATTATCCATTCCCATTACGTACTTACCTTTCACACCATCGATCAAATCAGCTTGTGATTTAAGCTTGATAGCATTTTGGCCGTAAACAGAAACCAAAGTTTGTAATGCACCAGCATATGCTCCCACATCAGTTGTATATGTGGTTTTGAAATTTTCAAAATCAGCAATGTTGTCAGCATCTTCAATATCTATAAAGTCTAGATCCACTTCACCAGCTTTACCGGAATAGTTACCAATGAATACTGGTGTAAAGAAAGCAGCTTTATTAGCAAATGTTTTAGGGCTTAGTAGAGTGCCAGCACCTGCACTTGCACCAGCAGATCGCCCCTTAAAATAAGCAGTACCGGTTATCCAAGTTCCCAACGCTGGTGCGGTACCTGCGACTAAATAGTGACTTGAACCGATATCATTGATTTCAGAGTTATCTTGAGCAATATATTTTGTTTTATTGGCGTTTTGACAGGTCGCACCAACATAAACAACTCCGGTACCACTTACACGGCGGAATCTATACTTAACTCGGTAATATTTATTGTCATCGATAGGCAAAGATGTGAACCAATTTAACCAGGCTTCATCATTACCTACGTTATTACCAATTCTTAATGCATATCCTCCACGACAAGTTGCATCTGCTACTAAACTAAGTTCAGGCTTATTTCCACTTGGAGTTTTTACTAACCAATCTTTTTGCCATGTTTCTAGTACTGATGCCATGATCTTTTGACCATTTGCAGAATACAGTGCAGACATTCTTTCTGTTGAAGATGCGATTGCTTCATTCGTCTTGGTAGACGTCATGTAATCACGCTCTAATGTCGCTTTTGTAGTAGAAGCTATATCCTTGGCAGTATCAGCTATTTCTTTAGCCTTCTCCGATATTGCACGTACTAATGCTTGTCGTGCATTGTGAACGTTAGCAAAGTTTGTAATGAACTGGTTTCGGTCAATCGTACTAGTTACATTCATATTTGCGAATAAAGATGCCAAATATGTATTTAAAGTACTGAATGCCGTGGCATAAGCAGCAGAAGATATACCATAAGTGACTGCCTCAGCTCGCAAGCTTGCATCAGTTTGATAAAGTGTATCCCAAACCAACTTCGCCTGTTTTTTCTCAACTGGTGTGAGTTTATTATCAGCAGCAATATCACTTAACTGAGCCATTGGAACATCCACTTTGGCTTGTGAACCTGCAGTGGTTTCCATCATTGAAGTCACTGTAAACGGCGTAACTGACTTATAAACTGATAAATCTGTTTCAATGGCCGCCGTCCAGCCATCTTTAAAGTAATCTGGCGGATTTGTATGAGTAATAGTGGCCGACTCAACTGTAATTGCTGGGTAAGACCAAGCATCTTTTTTGGTAATTAAGATACACACCTTATTATTGCTATCTAAAGCTAGAGCCAGGCCTTTAGTCGTAGCATTATTTTCATCTAAGGTAATACCAAAAGAACGTGACGTCATATTTGGATAAAATGGCACTGTTGACGTATATGCGTAAAATGCCAAATCCAGATCGAAAATATTATCTTCTTTGTTATTGTAGTTATAACCAGAAATTTTAACCTTGGTCATGTACGCACCAACTGTAATTGGTGTCTTAATAACCAATGTACCCGAAGTAGTGATTGCTTGACGCCAAGTTAAAGGCTTAACGAAAATCTTACCACCACCTGAACCAAGTGGCTGCACACTCATAGCATTGGTATATTCAGAAGTAATTTTCTGTGATGAGGCTGCAATTGCTCGCTCAACATTAGTATTTGTTATATCCGCATTCAAAATATAAGCGCCGTTTTTACTGTCTAATTTTGAAGACATCTCAGTAAGTTTGGCAGCCCAAGTTTCTTTGAAGTTGGTTAATGTTGAAATAGAGTCTGTAGCTGAAGAAACAAAGTCCTGTAAAGTCGGGTCAGCTGAAGCGTAATCAGTAACATCATATTGCTCGATTTGGGCTAAGGTCCAAACTAAAGGCGCAGTAGCTGTTGGTGTAGTTCCTCCCGCCACATAAACATGTCCTGAGTTAGAGAAGGAACCTACAGCACCACATTTAATCATTCGAATATATGTTTCGAACTTGCCTGTCCCCTCAGTACTGCCAATGAATCGATCAATTGCCCCTGTCCCCATTGCGTTACCAGCATTCACCAATTTATATCCAACTGGTAGCTTAATTAAATACTTGATGACAAAAACAGCATTAGCACGGCCATAAACGAGTTGAACAAATCCACCCCATGTTGGGCTGGCAGTACCAATGGTTTTAATTTCAATTTCATAGGTTGATGTAGTTGGGTTATCAGCACTTTTCGCGACACGAGTAACTGTCACGTTCCCATTGCCGGCATTGTTATAGACAGATACACCATTGTTACCTTTTTTGAAATTTACGTCTCCCTGCAACAATTTTCCATTAGTAATCATCATCGCCAGCATTGTTGTGTTTTCTAATGCGGAACCAAGATTATTTGTACTTGTTTGAAGCTGAGAAATTTCAGTATTTCTAAGTGTAGCTAGATCCTTTGATGTTTGGTCAGCTGTAGCTTTTGTTGTTTTTACTACAGAAGATAAACCACCAGGTACAGTTGCATCATATTGTTGAATTTGCTGAGCTATAACCCCTTTATTTACATCAGCCTTGATAAAAGTATCTTCAACAAATTGAGCATTTTGTTTAAGAGACGATCTAAATCCGCCCTTAAAATTTGGCGCTGAATTACCCCGGCTAATAAACATATTAGTTACAGTAAATGTTCCACCAGATGGAGCATTATCAAACCGTAAACCCAATGGAATAGCTTCAAAAGCAGAGGCTTTTAAATCAGATGGGAAAATACCAGTAAGTTCTATTTCACCACTTGCAGCTACAACAAACGAAGGCAACCCAACACTATAAGTTGCACCATGAAATTGAATACTACATGTAGCGCCAACTAATCCTGCAGTTGCTGTGTATTTGATTCTCGCAACTATTGGATCACCCTTATCAATTGGAATTTCCTTGTGTTTATATTGCAGTTCCCAAACAGCTACAGTTCGGTTTGTACCAGTAGAAATACTTAAATTTTTAGTATCATCACCAAGTAAAATCCAGTTCTCTTCTGAGTAACGTAAAGTATCAAGTTGTGCTTTAAAGACTTTGATTTCCTCAGCAAATACTTCTTTCGCATCAGATCTTGTAATTTTTTCTTGAAGAATTTGTGCGTGGTTTTCTAAAACCTTTTGTAAGTTTCCGCTATTGTTTGCAAGACCAATCGGAATACCACTAACTACTTGAACTGCAAGCATGATTTGCTTAGCACCAATTGGTCCAGTATCAGGTGTTGCATGCAATTCAATACCGCGACCTGAACCAATCCCCTTCTGACCAACTAAAATGTATGCATCCCGACCCGTTATTTGATCAAGTGTGAATGGATTGGCACCTAACGAAATTAGTGCATTCTTAACTGGTGCTAGGTTTACACCAATACTGTCGTAGTTTGTAACGATAACAAAGGTGTCATTTGGAATCGCAGCAATAGCGTTACTCATTGCCGTAGCATTTGCTACAGCTGCATAAGTATCATATCTAGTTGAAGAAGCTATAGAACCATCAGCTGCTAAAACATGGACTGAAAAACCACGTGCTGAAGCTACTGATTTGATTTCACCTTTTAAGTTTTTAATTCCTGTGAAAAAGCCATTCCAGCCACATGAATAAACACGGTAATTGAAAACTTGACCAAGGTCCTGATTTAATTGTTTATAACTTGATTCCAAGTTATTAATAGACTGTGTAGTGTTCTGTTGATTATCACTAATAGTTGAATTAATTTCCTGAAACTTACCATCTACAGCAGTTTTATTATTGTCTACAGTAGATTTTAAAGTCGCATAATTCTCTGCAAGTGAAGTAATCTTTTCACCGTTTTTTTGAACATCAGCTTTAGTACCTTCAATTGCAGAAGCATTAGCTTCAAGATCCTTAATTAGTTCACGAGGATTTTTTCTAAAACCAGTGGCTAACTCACCTTTTTCAAGTTGCACTTCTCTAATTAAAAAGTCAGGAGCAAAACCTACTTGCGAGTATAAAATTAAGTTAATATGCTGTAAATTAATAATATTTGTATCAAAGGTATAAGTACATAATGTTTCTTTATCAGTCGAAATGTTATTCCATGTAGTACCAATTTGGTTATTACTACCTGATGAATCTCGACGGTGTATAATTAATAAAATTTGAGTCTGTGCAGCTGTCAACGACATTGCTTTAAATGACAATGTGTACTTCTGATTCATCTCTAAACCATCTGCCAATGTCAGAGTTTCAATAAACCCTTTAAAGTATGTAGTTGTATCAGTAGATTTAAAGTGCCCCCAAGTAGCACCTTTTGAATCTTTATAAACTTCAAGTAGATTACCTGCCACAGCAGAATTTTGACGCCAATTTAAGGTGCCTAAAGGGCTTGAGAAATCACCATTTTTAATTATGTTGTCACCACCACTTGAAGAAATAGCAGCTTTAATAATTTTGCTTTCTTCTGCAATGGCTTGGTTAGTTTCTGTTTTCGTGTAACGAGTACTATCAAGAGTTGCAGAACTATTAGTCCATAGATCACCAAATTTCTGACGGAATTTAGCTTCCAGAGACTCAGTAGCAGCTGAGATCGCCTTAGTAGTATCAGACTTACTTGAATAATCAACAAGAATAGAAGACTTAACAATAGTACTGTCTACATCTGATTCATTTAAAACAGGTGCAATTCTATATGCTTGTGCTTCCCACCAACCAGCATTACCCTTATGACCTAAAGCAATACCCAGTTGAATTTGAGGATAAGTTTCAGCAACCGAAGTCATATTGATGACTTTTGAAATGAGAGTCCAAGATTCATTAGCTGGGATTTCAGCAACGGGTACACTTACACTCGTATAATTTGCCGTTGAAAATACACCATCATTTTTCGCACGGCCAATTGGGATGTAACAAAGCCCATTAGAGTCAGAGCTACGGCGAACAAGGAAACTCACAATATATGCACGAGTATTTGGTAGTGCTTGTTTATTGTAGTTAAAACAGTTTACTGGATTAGATGTGTCCTTTCTGAAAACTGTATTACCAATTTTCCCTGTAGTCGTTGTTTTAAAATACTGAGACATGTCCCAGCCATAATGGCTATACCACATATCAGGATTTTTAAAGTTGTAGTCTCCAGCTAAAGAGTCACTGTCATTGGCTGCCTTTAGCGCCTCATCTAATTTTGTAAGAGATGTATTGAATGCCTTAGTTTGTGAGGCTGTAACTTCGTCTAATTTTGCATTTGTAGCGTAGTTATTTAGGGCCTGAGTAGTGTTAAAAATGTTTTTCTCAACATCACTCATCCCTGCTTCTAGCTTAGATGTTCTTTGAGCAAGAGCACCACTCTCAGTCACATAGGTTTGTTTAAACTCATTTAGATTCGCAGAAACTTGATCGAATGCAGCATTGAAGTCGTAAGGACTTGCAATCCAATTATCTGTAGTTATGAATTCCCCTTTAACTAAGACAGCCCAATAAACCGTACCTACACTGTTCTTATCTGCAGTTGGTTTGTTTAGCATGTAGAAGTGGACTTCTTTTGCTGTTCCAGCTGAATTCTTTGTAAAGGTGATTTTGCTGATTACTTTACCTGTTGTGTTGATAACCTGCTGTAAAAACTGACTTCCGCCACCAGCATAAACAGCTAAATTTGAATTTGTGTCACCAGCACCTCGTGTATGCTCAGCACACCACAAGAGCGTATATTTTGCGCCTACTTCCCAGTCTTCACCAAGTTTATAGCGTAGATGAGGATAAGAAACGCCATTGTAAGTTCCTACCACATTAGAGTTAATCAACAAGTTCGTACCAGCTGGGGCCGACTTGTTAAGATTTGCAGATAAAGTATTAGCCTGTTCTGTAACAGCTTTAATCAGTCCAGCTTGTTCAGATACTTGAGAATTTGTTGTTTGTAATGCTTCAGTTGAGGCTTTTTTACTTACTTCAGTATTGGTTATTGTTAGATCATTTCTAAGTTTTGAAATATCTAAACTTTGAGACGATAAAGTATCGCCATGCTTCTTCACCTCTGCTTGAGTAACTTTAATCGCTTCAGCATTAGCATTTAATGAACTTTGAGTATCCCGTGGGCTTGGGCTCCACGCTGTAGCCTTATTACCAGCTTCGATCTGTAATTTTTGAATTGTCGGAATTCGACCTGTGCCATATGTACCATAAAACTCAATAGTCGATTCAGTTGTGCTACCAGTGTGTAATTTAGGAAACACAGTAACTTCAAATTTTTGAAATTCACTTGCTTTGGTGACTGTTACGGATGTTGTGAAGAAATGAGCGGATCTATTAGATGAATATACTTGTACAGTTCCAGCAACCGGTACACTCACTTCAAAAGAAATCGTAACCGGCTTATCTAGATTTTCGTCATAAAAAGCTTTCAACTCTTTGCTACGTTCATACATTAAGTATTCACGGCTTGTTGCTGCTGTGGATGTTCGAGGCGCTTCTGAATTAGCTACCGCGTTTACACCACCAATCTTAATGTTATTCACTGCAGCTGTAATATCAGTCGCCACACGCCCCATGGCACTATCAAGATCACTCTTTGTAGCTGTTTTCAATAATGCTTGAGCGTTGCTCTGAATACCTGTTTCAGCATTCTGCATTCTTGATTCAAGCTTACTGGTCCTTTCAGCTTCAGCTTCTGTTCTGTTAGTTGCTGTTTTGAATAAATCATTTGCAGTTGCTGTTGCATCATTAGCAGAAGCTAAAGAGTTGTTATCTTCAACAATAATGTAATTAAGCTGACAAATTCCTGTCTGGAAATTGTAGTTTGCAATAAACATTGGGGCATAATATTCAGCTTGTGCAGGGAAAGTACGTGGATTATCAATTGTCCCTAAACCAGTTGCCGCCCCTGTAGACTTACCTTTCATGTATAGAACTACTTCTTGCCACTCACCTAAATTAGGCTTAACTGCCGACAATAAGTAGTTAGAAGATCCCATATCACCTGCAAGGGTGTTTGTAGTCGTTACGTATTTACTTTGGTCTGAATTTTTACATGCAACCCCAAGGTAAATAGTCCCAGATTCCCCAGCTACACGGCGGAAACGAGCACGTACCCGATAAAGCGTATCTGGATTAATCTTTACAAACTCATTCCAGTGAACCCATGCCTCATCATTACCGGCATTATTCCCAAGCTCAAGAATATAGCCACCAAATGCATCAGCATCTTGAATTACTTTCGCTTCACCAGTGGTACGCCAACGTGTCCAGTCATCAATTCCTTTTGACGTTACAATAGCACGTACACCCGACGTTACTTGCGTTTGTGACTTTAAGCTTAAAAGATTTTGAGAAAGTGCTTCGGTAGCTTTTACCGCCGTTGTACCTGTTTGCTGCGCCTCTGCTGCATTATCCAAAGCTAGTTTAGCAATGTCATCAGTAGTTTTAAGTGATGATGAAAGGCCATTTATTCTTGTATTTGTATTACTTTCTAGGGTTGAAACACTTTTTTGAACATCAGTAATTTGCCCTTGTACCTTTAAGTTTTCTTTAGAGATACTTGTATCAAGTTCACTAAATTTTGAAGTAGTAGACTGCTCAAATTCGGCAAGTGACTCAGTAACTTCTAGAATATTTGCATTAGATTTCCGATCAGCCTCTTCTAGAGCTGCTTTCGTTTGGTCGATGCGTAAAGATAAGGCTTTATCACCATCAGAAACTGATTGAGCAATTGTTGCTAAATCTGACGTTGTTTTAGTTTTATTCGAATTATAGTCGGTTTTTAGTTCTTCAAGTTTTTTTGCTTCTGAAACAAGCTTTTCATCAACAAGTTTTACAGATGATTCAACCTTTTCGATATATGAAGCATTACCAGTAATTTGATCACGCCATGCTTTTGGAATGGTGTCATTAAGTGCTGTAATGTCCCAGACTTCATAATCGGCAAGGATTACATCCACTGGGCTTGTAGTGCTTGGCAAAGGTGGATTAGTGCCAGCAATAACACGGAAATGCCCATGGATAGCTGCAGGCGCATCATAGCCACACTGAACAACAGAGTAATAAACCTCAAACTTACCTGTGCCTTCTTTATTCCCAAGAACACGTAAATAACCACCCGTACCTGTAGCATTGCCAACTGGTAATAAATAAGTGCCCTTTGGCATTTTAATAATTTGTTTTATTAAAAACGTTTTATTAGGAGCAGCAACAAGAGTTGGAACAGTCGGATACCAGCCACCACCTAGAGAAGCAGTGGATCTTAATAGCATCTCATGGGTACTATTTACTGGGTTATCAGTAGATTTAGCTTGTCTAGTAAACGTTGAACCTGAAGGTACAACATATGCGCTTAACCCCCCATTCCCAGATAGAAATGTAGGATCGTCACGTAAAGGCTTACCAAGTGATTGCATTCGCGCTAACTCAGTAGCATTTAACAAGCTTGCATTAGTGGTATCTAAACTTGCTTGAATTTGATCAGTCTTTTCAGCAACAGATTTACCAAGATCAACTACTGTACGTTCAACATTATTAATTGCCGCTTTGTTATCACCAATTTGAGACTGGGCAGTACTAATTTGTTCAGTAAAAGCTCTATCTTGAGCAGCAAGGGTTTTTATTTCTTCTGAAATTAGGGCATTTGATTTACCCAATTCAGTTTGCATTTCAGCAAACTTAAGCTCAAAACTTTTTGTTAATGCCTCTTTATCATTTGCACGTGCTTCAGCTTCAGCTAGAAAACCCGAATCGACTTTCTTATCAAGGTCAACATACTGGGCTGCAACTTGATCAACTTTTTTAACTGCAGCTTCAGTTTGGTTAACAATAGGTTCAATTTTTTGATTGATGAGTGTATTAGTTTCTTCACCTAATGCTAATTTAGCATCATCAATCATTTGACCAGCTTTTACTAAGTTTTGATCAATGTCTTGTTTTAAGGCGGCTTTAGTTTGATCAATAACAATTAGAGTATCAGCAGCTTGTTTTTTACGGTCTAGAACTTCTTGATCAGCAACTTTTTTTGCGTTTTCTGCAACTAACCGAATTTCATCAGCATCACTTCTTACATCAGCAATGATTGAATCTGTTTCGCTTTTAATAAATCCGATTTTGTCATCGAGTTCTTTTTCAGCACGAATCGCACGTTGCTGAGCATCTGCAACCAGCGCTTCATTAGCTTGAATAGACTGATCAATACGTTGATTGGCTTCATCTAAACGAATATTAGCATCACTTACATGCTGCTCAACAATCTGTTTAGTATCAATAATTTCTTGATCAATATAAGCTCTTACTTCATCAACCTTACTTTGCGCTATTTGACCAACTTCTTTTACTTGATCATGTATTTTTTGCACTTCTTCATCGATGTGATTAATACCTTCTTCAAGCAACTTATAGGCATCAGAATCTTTAATATTTTCTATTAATTCTTCTACTTCCTTTATTTTTTCATCAATCTCTTGGCTTACTTGATCTTTATTTTCATCAATTTTTTCGCCTTGTTCTTTTAACTCTTCCTTTAAACTTTCTAATTTATCAAGAGCGTCTTTAAATGCACCTTCAATAGCTTTAGGGTCAATAGGCACACCTGCAACCGTAAGTGTTGTGCCAACGGCCATACTACCTGCTACAGCACTATTGCCCGCAACTGAAGTATTACCCACTACAGTGCTATTTCCCGTTAATGTGCTATTACCAGTTTGTTGAGTATTAGCTTGTACATTCATTAACGGCGTTTTGATTGAAACGGTTGTGCCAGAATCTACTTTTAAATTTTCTTTAGAGATAAATTCAATATTGTCTTGTCGAATACGGCGCACCCCTACAATCGCGCCGTCTCCGTGACTGACATAACTATGAATTACTGGACGTTCTTCATTACCATTTTCAAAGAAGACATAGACGTCTTCCCCATCCACAATTTGAATTTCTGTATCTAAATCACTATCGCCGACTGGATAGGCAAAAGTTGCTGTAATTCCTTCACTCGCGCCATCAGTTAAACCATGAATGTGTACTTGTGCAGTACGACCTTTTGCGTTGTAACTTAAAATCTTTGCACGTTTTAAACCATTCATATATTTGACCTACAAATTAGCAATCCAGAACTTTGATGAAGTCCCCATTGATCCCCCGATTGCGCCTGTATCTATATGATGTGCAGCAGTTAAAACGACATACTTCTTACTATCTATTTCGAATATATCGCCTGCATTCCAGTTCAAATTTAGTGGTCTAATAATGGTGCCACGCATGATCAAAACTTTTTCCAAGTTTTTGACTTGTCGGGCATCTAAACCAGCTCTTTGCGTCACAGTGTGGCCTGGGGTTATTGAGTCATCACCAACAACCGTTGAACCGTTATTCTCAACTGTGACAAAAGATGATTTTTGCATCAGTTCCAAAGGTTTACTGGATATCCAAACGACACTGCTAGGATCGAGTTTTGTGATAGGTTCCTTTTTGAAGAAAGAATCAATTTTTTGAGCAGACACTTTATTATTTTGAAAGCAAATTACAGCTGCTTCTTGTTGCAGATAATGAGCCAAGCGCTGTGTAGGCATACTCCCCTTTAAACAAACAAATTTTGGCAAAGGTAAATCACTGCCTAGACTGATGGTTGCACCACAAGCTCGAATTACAGAATTAAATGAAGTTTCATTACTAATAACTGCTTGCTTTGAATATTCGATTAGTCTTTTACAACCAGCCAAAATACCAATACATGAGATGCCACCTACACGGCGATCTTGTTTAATAGTCTGAGTTTTTAGAGGGGTGACTTTGATAAGTTCGAAAGGATGAGCTATGTCATTTACAGTAAGTTGCTCCCCTTCTTTTAAAAGGGAGTCTAATTCAGTAGTAGATTGAACTGTGAACTCAATGGATGCGGGAATAGGTACGAGATCAGTTCTTAGAGTTGCACTAATCAGCTCAGACGCTGGAATAATTTTACCCGCAGATACAATGGTGATTTGCAT